ATATGGAAGTCTTAGTGCTTCCTCAAAAAATGATCTAAATTTTGTCATTGAATCCTCGGACTTAGTTGACCGTGTGAATTATACTCTTATATTTTAAGACAAAAAAACCCCTTTGTCAAGAGGTTTCTTTTAAAAATTGTTAGAGTTTCTCGTACAAACCATACAAAGGTATGTATAAGTTTTTTAAATTTCAACTCCTTTCTGCCAAATATCAAAATTCCATTTTTTCCATTGAGAGTAAGACCTAGAATAATCATTACCATTTATCATATTAAAAAAGTCATTATCAGGATTAAACGGAAGTGATTTGGCATATTCCCAAAAAGGTGTGTCATATTTTGATCCATATTGATAGTGCCATAATATTATATTTTGAAGTTGAATCATATTTCTTTTAATTTCATTATTACAATAATCATAATTTCTAATTTTAAAAATAAAATCCCATGATTGCCTACATATATGTTGATAAAATCCAACAGATGTAGCTTCAAGTGGTTCTATAAAACCATAAGCGTTTCCCTGTAAAAGAGTTCTCTCGCCCACAAGAAAATCTTTAGCCATATAATTTTCAAATACTAACTCATCATATATTGTTGAAATATTAAATCTTTCACAAAAATCATTTACAGCATCATTTCTAGTAGTAATTTTATTGTTATAAAGATAACCATAAGATACACTATTTTCATTTGGTATGACAAAAGTCCAACCATTGGGTGTAGCAACACAACGAGTGTAAGTTAAATCTGGGTCTCTTTCATGTTTTGTGGAAAGAAGAACACTATTCAAAGGATTTATAAGACTCTCATAATTATTTTTATTTCGATTATGTCTCCCTCTGCAGTCAAAAATTACATTAGCATCTATTTCTTTCTCTGGATCATTTATTACTTTTTCAGTAACTGTAAATAAATTAGATTCGATAACAGTTTTTGATAATTTTTTTGGAACTAAATGAATAGCTGTCTCTCCCAATATAAATCCATGAAATATCTTATCTTGTTTTTTACCCCAATCTTCATATAAAATTCCTGTTTTAATTGTCGCACCAATTTTATTATTATACCAGTCAGTTTTTAACATCTCACCATATAATTCTGGAACTCCTAGAGTTGTTCCTTGTCCAACTTTTTCAATAGGATGTTCTATTGGACTATGATATATGTCTATTTCAAAATTGGATGTTTTTTCTGAAATGTATTTGTAAAAATGTAATGCTGTAATACAACCTGCATTACCCGCACCAATTATCGCTATTTTTATCATGTATCAACAAAAAATGTAAGAGTAAGACGACCAGATTCCATATCATCACCAAATAAATCTGTAGGAGCATGATAATAATGTGCGGGATATGCCATAATTCTATTATAATAGTTTTCTATTTTTAAGGGTGTTCCATCAATTACAATAGTAGTTCCAGTGTCTTCTGGTGGATTTGGACTTAAATATATAAGTCCAGCATATTTACTAAAATCACGATGCCATCTATCTTTATTAAAATTTACTAGTGTGTTTTTAGTATCATTTAATGTCACATGAAAATAAGAATAAACTTTTAGATCATCCATTTTAAAATTATCATGAAGATATGATGTCAAATACTTACAAGTTTCATTTAAAATTGAGTTGTCTAAACTTTCTAATTCATTTGTCCTAAAACCTTTCCACCCTACATTCTTAGGCATTTTTTCTGGAGTATTGTATGGGGTGGATAAAGCAATTTTTCTGATTTCATCAGGGTTTTTAAAAAAATTGTCTTTTATTATAAGTTTTTCCATAAATTAATTATATCAAAAAATACTTTCTTTGACAAGTAGAATATATATGTTATAATATGTTGGTTAGTAAAAATAGTATGGAAAATAAATCTAATGATCGTGTAACAGATTTTATTATTAGATACGAAAAAGCTTTTACAAGGCAAGAATGTCGAGATATAATTGAGCAAATTGATTTTTTTGATGAAAATGCTATGTTATATCCTCAGAATGTAGCAAATAGACCTTGGCAAGACCAAGATGCCACAAATTTATTTTGCGATAGTGGAATCACTTTAACATCTGCAACTAATATCACAAAGAAAATTTTTCCTAAAGTAGATCCTTGTATTAAAAAATATCTTCAACAATTTCCTATTTTAGGCACTCGAAAATTCTCAATTCATGATTGTAAAATTAAAAAAATTAAATGTGGAGCTGGATTTCATCAATGGCACTATGAAAATGGTGATGTAGCAAATTCTCGTAGAACGTTTGTTATACAAGTTTACCTTAATGATGATTTTGATGGTGGTGAAACTGAATTTTTATATCAAAATAAAAGAGAAAAAGCATCAGCAGGAGATGTCTTAATTTTTCCCTGTCAATATACACACGTTCATAGAGGTAATCCACCAATAAATGGAGATAAATATCTCGTAACATCTTGGGCATGGATACAAGATGATGGTAAAAATACTTATTAATTATGAAAGAACTTCTAGAGGCAGATTTATATGTAGAACCTTTCCCACTAATGGTTGTACAAAATTTTTATAATCAAAATGAATTAGATTTAATATGGAAAGAATTAGATTTTTACACCGAACCAAATAAACTCCTTGAAGCAGAAGGATATGGTGGAATTGTAAATCGCACAAATGCGAAAGCCATATGTTTAGATGAATTTTATAAAGGTAAGTATAGAAATATATCAAATATATTAACAGTTAATCGAAAATTATTTAAATGTGGTGTATTGGATAAATTTTCTGAAATACATGGATGCTGTAGTATAGCATCCAAAAGTAATTATGATATTACTAAAGTAAGATATTATCATAATGATGAATATTATGACCCACACACTGATTCATCAGTACATTTTTTAGCATTTTCTTATTTCTATAAAGAACCCAAAAAATTTATTGGTGGTGATTTAATATTTCCAAAGTATGATTTTAAATTGCCTTGTGAAAATAATTCTATGGTCATTTTTCCTGGTTGGGTAGAACACGGTGTTAGGAAAGTATCTATTAATGACTCAGATTATTTTGATGGTTGGGGTAGATATTGTATTTCTAGTTTCTTTAGTTGTAAAGATTCATCTTTTTTTAAAAAACCAAAACCTGATGAATAATTCACCAAATTTTATATCAATATTCGACAATACTATATCAGAAGAAGAATGTAAACAAATTATTCATGAGTTTGAAGATAGTAAAGAAAAACAGACTAAAGGTAGAGTAGGTAATGATAAAGTAAAAATTGAAACCAAAAAATCAACTGATATATCTTATAATTTTAGAGATAATTCATCCACCACAAAAATTATCAGTAAATCGCTTCAGAAATATGTCAATGAATATATTAATGAATACCCAGAACTTGATACACATGTAGGTAGTTGGACGACATTTGATTACTTTAATGTCCAGAAATATAAACCACAAGAAGGATATTTTAAAACACACTGTGAAGTAGTTGATATTAAATCAGCTACTCGTATTTTAGTTTGGATGTTTTATTTAAATTCTGTTGAAGATGGTGGTACTTTGTTCCCTCAATATGAAATTGGTATTAAAGCAATTCAAGGTCGATTGGTAATTTGGCCTGCCTACTGGACTCATCTACACAAAGGTCAAATAAGTCAAACTCAAACGAAATATATTGCTACTGGATGGTATAATTTAACAGTTTAGTAAAATCTGTATTGATGACCTGCTGTTCCACCTTCTGCTTGATCATCTATTCCTGCTTCTTTTGTTGCTAAATTTTTACCACCACTTGCTGCTTCACCTGATTCATTACGATCACCACCATTTCCACCATTTCCACCTTCTGCTTCCTCATTATCTCCACCATTTCCACCATCTCCACCATCATTATTACCTGGAGCATCATTTGTTCCACCACCCTCTGGTGATGCTGGGCCATTTGCTTCTCCATCTGCACCAGGAGGAAGACCAGCACCTCCTCCGCCACCGCCACCGCCAGCAGAGTTTTTATCCCACCAATTATTTTGTTCGGAGCCAGCACCACCTGCTCCACCACCACCACCGCCAAATATCCTTGACTCTCCACTAATTTCATCTTGGAAACCAGAGGGTATCAACATACCACTTGTTCCAGTGCCACCATTTTCTCCTTTTGATTCTTCATTTCCACTATCTCCACCTTTTCCACCTCTTCCACCTACAAGACCTTCATCACCCACATCAAGTGATAGAGTTGTGCTATTTGGCCAACCATTTTGATTTACATTATCATTAAAATTTCCCGTTCTAAATGCAACATGATTTCGATTAGAAGCACCACCAGATCCAAATTCTTTATTGATATGAATAATTACTCTTTTACCACCTTGCCATTGTGATTTACTGATTGATGATTTAAAGTCTCCAACTATGTCATAATCTCCATTCAAAAATCTATCAGTATATGCGTCATGATTAAAAGTATTATTTCCACTTCTGTGACAATCAATTACAATATTTAATTGTTTTCCATAAAAATCACTAAAGCTTATAGCACCATTATTTGGAACACCAGTATCTAATGGTAAGTTCTCTAAATCTCCTAAATTTTTATTTCCAAAACGAGGATCATCTCTACGATATTGACCCAAACTATTATCACCATTACCAAATTCTGCTCTAATTTCAGAGAAAGATAAAAATGTTCCTGATGATTTAACTACCATTATGCCACCGTCCCGATACCATACCAAGCACCACTCATACGAATTTCTAATCTATTTGTAGTTGTGTTATATATTAAAGCACCATCTACAACATTAGTATTACCAAGAGCATCATAGGTATCTCGTAGAGCATTTCTTTGAGCTGTTGTAACTTTTGGTGGAATCATATATGCTGCTTTAGCACGATTTCCAGTAGGATCTGGAACATTAACAACATCAGAAAAATCTACTGCTGAATGTCCAGTACTACCTACAGCAACTGATCCTCTTACGTAAATATCAGAATGTAATTCTATATCAACCGTCTCATGAGTAAAATTATTTGTCTGCACCGCAACTCTAGATGTTGCAGTAATAATTCCAGCAGTAATATTATTGAATGTTGAAATTCCTGTAGAATTTACATTACCTGATAATACCCCATTAACTATGAGTGGATCCCCATTCCCCTTAAACATATCACCTGTAACATTACCAGTTAAATTACCTCTAAATCCACTATTATTCATTGTAGCTGCGGTTCCAACTACAATACCACCATCGGCATTTATAGCACCAGTAAATTTAGATGTACCTACTACGTCTAACTTATGTTCTGGATTTGTTTTGCCAATACCTAATGATCCAATACCAGATATTCTTGCTAGTTCTCCTTGAGAAGTATTACCAAAAATTAAAGCATCTGCGTTCGCACCAACGTATGGAGTAAATGTGGATGTCTGGTCAACAAATGAAATATAAGCACTTGTTTGATTACTTTGGAATCTCGCAACCTGTTCATCATTTTCCCAGACATGGAACTGAACTTGTGGAGTTGCTGTTTGAATACCTACCAATCCATCAAATTTTGACTGACCAACAAATGTTGATAAACCAGATACATTTAAATTACCATCAATTGATGCTCCATCTAAATTAGTAAACCCATCAACATCTAGATCTCCATTTGCGTCAATCGCACCCGTGAATGTTGATAAACCAGATACATTTACATTGTCTAATTCTGTTTGTCCGTCTACATCCAAATCTCCATTTGCGTCAATCGAACCTGTAAAAGTTGAGACACCAGATACATTTACATTATCAAGTTCACTATGACCATTAACATCCAATCCAGTTATTGTTCCAAGTGATGTTATATTAGGTTGAGCAGCAGTATTAACAGTACCAGTGATATTACCAATAAATGAAGTTGCTGTAACAACACCAGATACATTTACATTATCTAACTCTGTATGTCCGTCTACATCTAAATCTCCATTTGCGTCTATACTTCCAGTAAATGTTGAGACACCAGATACATTTAAATTACCATCAATTGATGCTCCATCTAAATTAGTGAATCCATCAACATCTAAATCTCCATTCGCATCAATCGAACCTGTAAAGGTTGAGACACCAGCGACAGAAACATTATCTAAATTAGTTAATCCATCTACATCTAGATCTCCATTTGCATCTATACTCCCAGTAAATGTTGAGACACCAGATACATTTAAATCATCAGTGGTTGTGATTCCAGTAATATTAACACCCGAACTAGTGGTGTTTAATTTTTCATTACCATCAAAATATATTTTTACTCCTTCATTTTTAGTAGCGACCAACATTTTTTCTGATCCACCACCAGATGGGGGATTAAATGTTATCATCTCAACTTCATTGTCAGATTGTAATATTAAATTTCCTGTACCAGAATCTTTAAGATAACTGTGTCCGTTTATAGAATCATGATATATTTGTAAATCTTCACTATCACCCAAACGTATTGATGCATCATCTCTAAAATATGCTGTTGAACCAAATCCAACTGTACCACCCACAGATACAGTATTACCAACTGATATATGGTCACTAAAGTTTCCTTGAGTACTCGTTACTGTGGCAACAGTACCAACTAGTGTTCCCCTGAATGTTGTGGCAGTGATAATTCCCGAAGCATATATGTTTCCATCAGAACCTATACCAACTCCTTTACTAAATCCATCTTGAGGATCACTTCCAATTTGAAGATCGTTATTACTACTCGCACCTGTTGTTGCTATTCC